ATGACCGTGATGCCGAACGAACGCGAGTTCGCCCTTCCCCCGCGCTGGCAGCAATTGCTGGACCTGGGCTTTTCCGTCTTTCCAGTGCAGCGCGGAGACAAGAAGCCGCTGGGCAAATGGAAATCCTATCAGACTGAGCCAGCGGACCTAGCGACCGTGCGCCAGTGGGCGAAGTCGGACGCCAATATCGGGATTGCTACGGGCGCAGTCTCCGGCCTGCTTGTGCTGGACCTGGACAGCGACGACGCGGTGAAGCAAGCCGAGGCGCTTGGCATCCCCGACACCATCACCGTGCGAACCGGCAAGGGCGTTCACGTCTATTTCCAGCATCCGGGCGGCACGATCGGCAATCGGGCGGGCATCCGTCCCGGCGTGGATATTCGCGGCGACGGCGGCTATGTGGTCGCGCCCGGAAGCCTGCACCCGTCCGGCTCGACCTATGAATGGGGTAATCCCCCTGGCCTGTTCAACCTTGCTCCCGTTCCGGCCTGGCTGTCGGATATGCTGCGCACGCCTACGCTGGTCGAATATGAAGCGGACAAGGTGCGCAACGCCCCGGCTGGCACCCGCAATGCTCAACTGAATAAGTCGGCGTTCCGCCTGGCACAAAGTCATATCGACACCGTGGAGGCACGCCGCGCCCTTGGAGATGCAGCGAACGATGCGGGCTTAGATGGCGATGAGACACGGGACACGCTTGCAAGCGGCCTCACCGCTGGGCGGAAGAAGCCCAAGCTCGACCCGTCAGAGGATGACATTGCGCTGGCCTTCACGGCCCTGCACGGCAATTCCCTGCGCTTCGATCATAATGCCGGATCATGGTTTGAATGGGATAGCACGCGCTGGCGACCGGACAATTGCCATCGCGCCTTTACCTATGCGCGCGAGATGGCGCGGCGGCACGGGGCGGCTGGCAAGGCGAATTTCGCCGGGGGCGTTGAACGCTTCGCGCGCGCCGATCCTGTTCATGCGGTAACAGCGGACGGGTGGGATCGTGACCCCTATTTGCTGGGCACGCCTGGCGGGACGGTGGACCTGCGCACCGGCGACTATTTCCCGGCGCGACCTGCCGACATGATAACGAAACAGACCGGCGTTGAACCTGAGCATGGCGAGCCGACGTTGTGGCTTCGCTTTCTCGACCAGGCCACGGCGGGCGACCGCGATCTTATGCGCTTCCTGCAACAGATGGCGGGCTATTGCCTCACTGGCCTGACGAACGAACACGCGCTGTTCTTCATCTATGGCCCCGGTGGGAACGGCAAAAGCGTATTCCTTAATGTCCTTAATCATATCATGGGCGACTATGCCACCACGGCGGGCATGGACACCTTCACGGCCAGCAAGAGCGATCGGCACCCGACCGACCTTGCCATGCTCAATGGTGCGCGGATGGTATCAGCCAGTGAGACGGAGGAAGGCCGAGCATGGGCCGAAAGCCGGATCAAGCAATTGACGGGCGGCGACAAGATCAGCGCGCGGTTCATGCGGCAGGATTTTTTCGAGTTCGTTCCTCAGTTCAAACTTGTGATCGTGGGCAATCATGCCCCGGTGCTGGCTAATGTGGACGATGCGGCGCGGCGGCGCTTCAATATCGTGCCGTTCACGCAAAAGCCGGTGCAGCCTGATCGGATGCTGGAAGAAAAGCTGAAAGCGGAAGCGGGCCGCATCCTCGCCTGGGCTATAGCTGGCTGCAAAGATTGGCAGGCAAACGGGCTTGTTCGGCCTGAGATCGTCACGGCGGCGACGGCTGACTATTTTGAGGATCAGGACTTGTTCGGGCAGTGGATCAATGACCGTTGCGACCGTGCCCCCGGTAATTGGGAAATGCCCACACCGCTCTATAACGATTGGGCGGAATATGCCCGTGCCGCTGGCGATGATCCTGGCACGCAAAGGGCGATGAGTAGCAAGCTAAAGCGGAACGGTTTCCAATTTCGCAAGTCGGGCAGCGTCCGGTCCTATCGCGGCCTGGCACTCAGGCCGAAAGGCGGCTTCCATGAATAAGGGACGCATAGGGACGCTTAAAGCGCTTCTTCCTGATGATCGTTCATGCGCGTGCGCGCACGTATGGGGAGATAGGGATTATCCGTCCCTAAGCGTCCCAAGCGTCCCTGCCCTGGGGCGGACCAATGACCGCACCCGCTTTCACGGCACGCCAGATTGCGAGGGAAATAGGCAGGCTCTCCCCCGACTGGCGCAACCCCGAACGCTACTTTGAGAACCGGCACGAGATCGAGCGCGAGCTGCGCCGCTTGGCCCGACAACTGGAAAGGATGGGCAATGGCTAATTGGCCCTACAACACGACGACATGGAAGCGGCTGAGGGAAGCGCACCTGTCCATGCACCCGCAATGCGAGGGATGCGAAGCCATGGGCAGGCTCACCCTCGCTAACACGGTGGACCATCGTGTCGCTATCAGCGACGGCGGGCATCCCTTCCCTGGGCATGATGGCCTCGCCTCCTACTGCGCACCCTGCCACGGGGCGAAGACGGCGCGGGGCACTGAGGCGGGCGCGATCAAGAGCACGAAGCCAAGGCGCGGGTGCAACCCGGATGGCACGCCGCTTGATCCGGCGCATCCATGGCATGGCGGCATTAATTGGAAAACACCGAAAAAATCGCTCAGAGCTGACGCCAAGGGACCGACGCCCAACACACAGACTCAATTAGTTTCAAAGGACAACCGAAATGGGTAAACGCGGTCCCGGTGCGGGCAGGCTCAAAGCGGCGGCTGCGGCGGCACCGGCCATCGTATCGCACCCTTGGGAACAGGACGGGATGCCGCAGGCCGAACAGGTGCTTGCCTTCCTGCGGACCTTGCCGATCGTGTCGGGCTTGATGGCGGGCGAAACCATGGAGCTGCTCGACTTTCAGGAACAGTTCGTGCGCGGCATCTATGGCGACGTTGATGACCTGGGCAAGCGCCGGGTGCGACTGGCGGCGCTGAGCGTAGCGCGCGGCAACGGCAAATCCGCGATCCTGGCGGGCCTGTCGCTGGCGCACCTGCTAGGGCCGATGCAGGAACCCTATGGCGAGTGCTATGCCGCCGCGCTCGACCGCGAACAGGCCAGCGTCCTTTTCCGCATGTGCCGGGCCTATATCGAGGCGGTGCCATGGATGGCGGCGCGCGTGAATATCAAGGATTGGCACAAGGAGATCATTGACGAGGAATCGCAATCCATCTGGCGCGCGCTCACGTCCGACGCCCGAAAGGCGCACGGCTTGGCCCCGTCATTCTGGATTGCCGACGAAGTGGCGCAATGGCGATCCCGCGAGCTGTGGGACAATCTGGCGACCGGCATGGGCAAGCGGGCGTCGGCGCTGGGCGTGACGATCAGCACGCAGGCAGCGGACGATCTGCATTTCTTTTCGGAGATGCTGGACGCGGAACCGAACCCAACGACCTATGTGCAGCTTCACAGCGCCCCCGATGATTGCGCGCTGGACGATCGCGGGGCGTGGATGGCTGCGAACCCGGCGCTGGGGGCGTTCCTCAACGAAGAACAGTTTGCCGACGCGGCGGCGCGGGCGATGCGCTCGCCATCCTTCGCGCCATCGTTCCGGCTGCTCAACCTCAACCAGCGGATTGCCGCAGAGGGCCGTTTCATCGAACAGGCGGATTGGGATGCGAACGGCGATCCTTTCGATCCGATCGAGCTGGAGGGGCAGGCTTGCTATGGCGGACTTGACCTGTCCAGCACACGCGATCTGTGCGCCTTCTCGCTATGGTTCCCCGATCATGGCAAGCTGCTCACCTGGCATTGGGTGCCGCACGACACGATAGGCGAGCGGGTGGAGCGCGACCGGGTGCCCTATGATCGCTGGGCCGATGATGGGTTTATGGAGCGCACCGTGGGCCGGGCGACCGATCGCGTGGCGATAGCGCGGCGGCTGGCGGACGTGCGGCAAGCCTATGACGTGAAGGGCATTGCTTTCGATCGCTGGCGCTTCGAGGACTTGGGCAAGCTGCTATCGGACGAAGGGATAGACCTGCCCATGGCCGAGTTCGTGCCGGGATTCAAAAGTTATGCCCCCGCTGTCGATGCGTTCGAGCGCGCGGTGCTGGCAGGCCGGATGCAGCACAATGGCAACCCGCTGATGCGCTGGCAGGCGGGCAATTGCATCGTGGAAACGGACCCGGCTGGAAACCGCAAGCCGACGAAATCGAAAAGCCTGGACCGGATCGACGGCATCGTGACGGCCATCATGGCTTGCGGGCTGGCGGACAGGGACGAAGGGCCGCAGGTGTATCGAGGCAGCGGCCCTATGTGGGTTTAGGGACAATATGCCTCTATCAGTGCTGCGCGCGCGAGAGTATTAGCCGGTAAATGTCGCAAGTTCGGATGATCAACTAAAAACTTCGAAATAACATCTCGAACGATAAGGCTACCCACACCATCCGGGATGCAGTCTTTGCTTCGTCCATGTTCAAAACTATCGGCTATTGCTGTGACGTAACCAATGCAAAAAGCATTATCGGAAGCCGTTTTCTTTTCGCAGAATTCATGGAGTTTCTGACCATTTATGTAAAAACTGGGATTATGTTGGGCGATAGCTGGCGGCGCGAACAGCAAGCCGACCATAATAGCAAAAGAACCGGCATTCCGCATTTGACCCAATTCCCTGTTTGTGCCCTAATAAGCGTGACGGACCTGTGCGCTAACACAAGCCCGCCACTGACCAAAACGATCCTACGGAGATCATCATGGCTAACACCGATCTACGGGCGGACTCCGCCCTTGTCACCATACCGAATCGCCTGCCCCCCATGCCTGCCGTGCAGCGTGTGCTGTTGCGCTATGCGCGCCACGATCGCGAAACGCTGGAGGCGTTCCTGTCCGTCGCAATAGACTTGCTCGACCTTGTGGACGGCGACATTGACCGCGAAGATGCTACCGATCTGGAGGACGACTTTGCGTTGTCCGCCATGGCAACCGACTATGCCGGAAGCGGCCCCGGCTGCTCGATCAGCGATCAGGACGCGGGTGCCTATGTCGAATGGCACACCATGCGCGGAAGCCAAAAGCGCGGGCCGAATATCCTTGCTGGGCACGAGGACGACGAGGACGACGACGCGGCAGAACAGGACGACCACGAAGGCCAGTGCGACGAGGACGGCGTGAATACCGCCTTCGACTATGTGCGCTTCACCTACGGGGCCAGCGGGCCGGGCTGTATGCTCAGCGATCCCGGTGGCGAAGTGCTGGCGCATTGACCCCTGCCCCCGCATTAGCGGGCGGGGGCATTTTCTATTTGCAGATTCTACAAATGGCCTTATGTAGGTTCTACGAATGGAGAACATGATGAACGCGAAGCAACTCGAACGCCGCCTATCAGTCTTTGGCGCTAACGCATCTGCCCTGGACGTGGTGACGCGCAAGCTGCGTGAATCATTTAAAGTGTCGACCGCTGGTCGCGGCATGAACGCTCACAGTCTGTCGACCGATGAAGTGGCCTGGATCATCGCTGCCTACGCCGGATCTGACGTGGCCGCCCGCGCTTCCGAAACTCTCGCCCGCCTGGCCGAATTGATCGGAGTAGGAGCCGCTTCGGCGTTTCGCCACAGCAATGATTTTCTAGCCACCCTCCAAGTCGTTTTAGGCAACCCAGATTGGGCTTGGGAAGTTTGGGAAGTGCGAATCTGCCGGAACCTGCCGATCGCCAGCATCCATTATCGCAACGGTCAAATCGAAAAGTTTGTTGCGCCGGAGTTCGTTGAGCACGGCGCTGGGTATGGCACATCCGCTTTCCGCTCAGAGGGCGTGTTGTCGGCGGGCTTCCTCCACCAGCTCGCGATCGACCTGACCGGCATCAACGACGCGCACGAATAATGCTTCGGAAGCTCTCCAAGTCCTGCGGCCGACGCGGTGCGGCCAAAAGCGAAAAGCCCGATGCCTGGGGAGCGGCATCTGCTGATGCTTTCATGGGGCACAATCGGGCGTCACCGCACAAATCCTATTCGCTGTCCTACATCAAACCATTTGGGTTAAGCGATTCGAGACCGCCTCTCTCCAAGGCGTCCACCGCCGCGTCTGGCATTGCGGAAGGGGTGCACCCCATGGAGACGTTTTGCCCACGTTGTGAAGCGTCGGCTCTCACCGCGCGGGGGGCTTCGGCTCCCCGCCAGATTGAAAGTGCTATGTCATGAAAACGAGTGACTTGATCGAACAGCGGGCGGCGATCGTCACCCGCATGAACGCTGCCCATGAGGCAGACGACAACGGCGGTTTTGAAGCTGCGGAGAACGAATTGCGCGCGCTCGACGGCAAGCTGGACCGCCAGCGCAAGATCGACGCAGCCGACCGCGCCGAACCCGGCAAACCCCTCACGGGCACGACCGACGAACATCTGGACCGTGAGTTGCGCAATTTCTCGCTCACCCGGATCATTGCCCACAAGGCGGGCCTGGGCGTCGATGCTGGCCGCGAAATCGAGTTGCAGGCCGAGCTTGCCAAGCGTGCGGGTAAACCGGCGCAGGGCTTCTATGTCCCTACCGAGATTTTCGAGACGCGCGCCGTGCAGACGACCAGCAACAGCGGTGCGATCCTGCCGACCGACTTTCGCCCTGACCTGTTCGTCAACGCCCTGACCGCTTCGGCTGTCATCACGACGCTGGGCGCGACCGTCCTCACCGGCCTGACCGGCAATGTGGAAATCCCTCGCGAGACGGGATCGCCTGCCGTGGGCTGGGTCGCTGAAAACGCGGCGCTGAGCACGGGCAATGCGACGTTCGATAGCCTGACCCTCTCCCCGCACCATGTCGGCGCTATCAGCGAGATCAGCCGCAACATGGTCATGCAGGCCAGCCCGAACGTGGAACAGCTCCTGCGCAACATGCTGGCGCGCAATATCGCGCTGGAGATCGACCGGGCCGCGATCAATGGCAGCGGCGTGGGCGCGGAGCCGCTGGGCATCCTTAACGATACCGATGTGCCGACACTGGCCTTCGACACCGACCTGTTCACGACGACCGCCAACATGATCGGAGCGGCGGACCTGGCCAACGTATCGACCGCGCGCGGCTTCCTCGCCACCAACGGCGTGAAGTCGGACGCGATGAAAACCCGTGATGCAGACGGCAACCCTATTGCGGTGGGCGTCACGTTCCATGGCGAGCCGGTGCAGTTCAGCAATCAGGCGCCGTCGAACCTGGGAACGGGCGATGACGAACACACGCTGATCTATGGCGACTGGCGGGACTTCCTTGTCGGCGTCTGGAGCCAGCTGGACATTCTGGTGAACCCCTATGCGGAGACGGCGTACAGCAAGGGCAACCTGCTTATCCGCGCGATGGCCACGGTTGACTTTGGTATCCGCCGCCCCGCGTCCTTCATCGCCGCGACCGGCATCACGGTAGGAGCCTGAGCCATGACCGATCCCTATGCACATTTCGTCAACGCAGCCAGCGCCCCGGCACGGAGCGCCAAAGCGGTTACGACCCACAACACCAATCCCCTGGCGGACGGCGCGACACGCGGCCTGTATGTCGGCGTTAGCGGCGACATTGCCTGCCGTCTTCTGGGCGACGATACCGACGTGCTGGTGAAGGCCGCGCCCGTGGGCATCCTGCCTTTGCGTGTGACGCACGTTCGCACGACTAGCACGACCGCTACCAACCTGCTGGCGCTCTATTGATGGACGGGGCGGCATCCCTTGAACGGCGCGCGGTGACGGAGCTGCGCGCCGCTGGGCGTCGGCTGGAAGGCTATGCCGCCCTATTCGGCAGCGAAGCGCGTATCGGCTCTTTCGTGGAGACGATCGCGCCTGGTGCTTTCCGTTCGGCCCTTGCTGGCGACGTGCTGGCGCTGCTCGACCATAACGAGGGGCAAGTGCTGGGCCGCACCCGTTCGGGAACGCTGCGGTTGACTGAGGATAGCCGGGGGCTGGCCTTCTCGCTCGACCTTCCCGACACGGCGGCGGGGCGCGACGTGCTGGCGCTGGCGCAGCGCGACGACTTGGGCGGCATGTCCTTCGGCTTCAAGGTGCCGCGCGGTGGGGACGACTGGCACGGCGAAAAGCGGACGCTGCGGACGATCAACCTGAAAGAGATCAGCGTGGTTTCGTCCTGGCCTGCCTATCCCGACACAGAGATTGCGCTGCGGAGCCGTGGCCATGATGGCCACACCTTGCGCCGTCGCCGCGCTCTCATACTGGCGGAGGTGGCCCGTGCCATTGGCTGACCGCATCCTTTCCCGCTTTGGCTTTGAACGTCGCAATGATGCGGCAGACCCGTCATGGGCCGCTCTCGCGCCCGGCGTCGGCTATATGGCTGGCGTGTCGGCGCGCTGCGCTGAAAATCTTAGCACGGTGCTGGCCTGCACCAACGCCATTGCCACGGCCCTCGCCTATGTCCCTGCCCTGGTTTACCGGATCGACGGCGACGGCAACCGCACGGAGGCGATGGCGCATCCCTTGCGGAAGATCGTGCGCGGCGGCGTCAATCCCGGCATGATCTGGCCCGATTGGCTGGAGCACTGGATTGCATCGGCCCTGCTCACCGGCAACGGCCTTTCGGAGATCGTGCGCAGCGGCAACGGGCAGCTTATGGGCTTTCGCTATATCCCTTGGGGCATGGTGACGGTCGCTGAGCTGACAAGCGGACGCCTCGCCTATGACGTGTCGGATGGCAGGGGCAACACCCGGCGCTTGCTGGAGGGCGAGGTGCTGCACCTGCGCGACCGCACCGATGATGGCCTGATCGGGCGCTCGCGCCTGTCGCGGGCGGCTGAGACGGTGGCGGGCGTCCAGGCGGCGAACAGCCATGCAAACGCCTTCCTGGGCAATGCAGCGACCCCCAGCGGCGTCATTGAAAGCGCGGCGGCTTTGACGCCAGTGCAGCGCACCGAGCTGCGCACGGCCTTTGCATCCCGTCACCAAGGCGCGGCGAACGCGGGCAGCACGCTTATTCTGGATGGCGGGCTGACGTGGAAGGCGGCGCAGATATCCCCTGAGGATGCCGAGTTGCTGGAGACGCGCAAGTTTGGCGTGGAGGAAATCTGCCGCCTGTTTCAGGTGCCCCCGCCGATCGTGCAGGATTATTCGCACAACACTTTCACGAACAGCGAGACGGCGGGCCGGTGGTTCGCCACCTTCTGCCTGGCCCCCTGGGCGCGCAAGATCGAGGCAGAGTTTGCTCGCTCTGTGTTCCCGACCAATGGCCCCTATGAGCTGGAGCTGGATCTGTCTGGCTTCCTTCGGGGCGATCCTGAAACCCGCTGGGCAGCGCATAAGATCGCGCTCGACGCGGGCGTGCTCGATGCTGACGAGGTTCGCCAGATTGAAGGCTGGAACAAGCGCGGCGCTGGCGTCCGTAGTCCTGCCCCCTCGAATCAGGGAGAACAGGCCGATGGCTGATATTGTCACCCTGACGGAAGCAAAGCAGTTCCTGCGCGTCACCCATGACGGCGATGACGCGACCATTGGCTTGATGATCGCTGCGGCGTCCGATGCTGTCGCGGAATATGCCGACGCCTATGTCGCGATAGGGGAAGCGCCCCCGCGCCTCAAAATGGCGGTGCTCACCCGCGTGGCTATCATGTTCGACCAGCGGGACAGCTTGGAGGCAGGGAAGGGCGAACGCGCTCTTATCCAGTCGCTGCGGGTGCTCGACCTATGAGGGCCGGGACGCTCGACCGCACCGTGACCATCCAGCGCATGACGCTGGTCGATGACGGCTATAGCTCTGTGGAGACATGGGCCGATTGGCAGACGGTCCCTGCTCAGGTTGTGCAGGAAGGCGGGCGCGAGTTCTTCGCCGCCGCTGCGGTCCAGGCCGAACAGCGGGTGCTATTCCGTATGCGCTGGCTCGACGGCGTGACTGTGCTCGACCGCGTTTCTTATGACGGGCGACCACACAACATCATTGGTGTGAAAGAGCTTGGGCGGCGCGAGGGCACCGAATTGCTGACGGTGGCGGCTGGATGACAGCACGACGCGCTTTGATCCGTGAAGCCGATCTGCGGCGGTGGGCGCGCGTCTCGCGTGAAGAAGGCGTGTCGATCCGTGGGCGCGTGGCTATGGACGGGTCGATAACCATTTCCCTGTCCCCGGCTAAGGCTGCTGACGATGACGCTGGCGATTTGGACGATCGTCTGGGCAAGTTCGCGGCACTATGAAAAACCGCTATCCATATGCGACGAGCTTCCTTGACCGCCATCAAAAGCGCCGCTGGCGTTTCCGGCGTAAGGGATATCCGACCTATTATTTCAAGGCTCCGCACGGGACGAAGGACTTTGAGCGCGAATACGCCGCCTGTCTGGAAGCTGAGCCGATCCGCGCGGGTGCGGAGCGTCTAAAGCACGGCAGCGTCTCAGACGTGATCGCGCGCTATTACAGTGACAATTCATTCCTCGACCTGAAAGACGCCACGAAGGTTGTCTATCGCGGCGTGCTGGAGCGTTTCCGCGCCGCTTTTGGCGACGACCCCATGCGTCATTTTGATGCGGAACGGATCGCGCGTCTAATGAACGCCATGCGCCATAAGCCCCACGCGGCCGCACGTCTGCGCAAGCTGCTGACGCAACTGTTCATCATCGCCCGCCGCGCCAAACTGGTGCCTCCGGGCTTCGACCCGGTGAAGGACACGCGCCCCCCAAAGGCCGAGAATAGCACTGGCTATCACCGCTGGACTGAGGACGAGCTTTCAGCCTTCGAGGCTAAGCACCCCCTGGGGACCAAGCCCCGGCTTGCCTTCGCTCTGCTGCTCTATGGAGCGCAGCGGAGTGGCGACGTTCGACTGATGACCCACGACATGATCGAGGGCGGGCGCATCATTCTGGACCAGAGCAAGACGAGCAATGCCGTCGATGTGCCTATGGTCGAGCCGCTGCAAGAGGCGCTGGGCGCTGGTCCTATGGGCATGGTGACGCTGCTGGAGAACAGGACCGGCGAGCCGTTCACGCCCAAGGGATTTTACAACATGCTCAAGCGGGCGTGTATCCAGGCGGGGCTACCGCATTGCTCACCCCACGGCCTGCGCAAATCGGCCGCACGCCGCTGTCGCGAAGCTGGATGCAGCGACGACGAAGGCATGGCGATCACGGGTCATAAGACTGTGAAGGAATACCGGCGCTATGCCGGAGACGCGAATCTGGGCCTGCGCGCTGATGCGGCAATGGCAAAGGTGATGGCTAACCGCGCTAAAAAGTTAGCCACAGAACGGTCGCAAACCACTGAAAAGGAGCCATTATGA